CTACAATTCGTATAAGTTGTTGTCTTTAAAAAATTCCTTGCACACAATTTCTAGCACCTCCTGATTTAAGAATAACGTTTCTACAATTACCTCTCCCGATGATTTTATTCTTATCAAATTTGTTCCTAATGAACACTCCAAGCTTGATATATAATGTCCTTCATTATTTACTGCATTGCTTATAGCTTCCAATCTAAACATATTATGCTTAAAATCATGAGCTATACTTTTTATCGAATTTTTTCTTCCTAATACATTTGATGTTTCAATTTCACTTATTAATTTTTTAGGATTATTTCCTTTAATCTCTGATAAATATTCTTTAAAATAATCATTTAATTCTCTACTTATGTCATAAGTCAATATATTACCTCTAGTAGCATTTGAAAATAACTTATAAAAAGCTTGTTTTCTTAAAGTAAAACATTTATTATCATTATCTATAAATTTAAAATCATTATAAAACATAAATATTAATTTGCTTTCTAAATTTATTATAAATTTAACGCAATCATATTCTTCAATTTCATTTGCACTTTGAATCCCATCTTCATCAGTATCGGTGCAACTAATTCTTTTTATGCATGATAACTTTAATTTTATACATTTATCTATTTCTGAATAATTTACTACTTTATAACATGAATCTAAATCGCCTCTATATTCCATCCCATCTTCCATAAATATTCTATTTTTTTTCTTAAAGTAATCCTTAAAAACATTATTTTCTAGTTCCTCTTGAATAGGATGTTTGGTTTTATTTTTTAATTCTCTCATTATAAATATAGACATTTTTTGGTAAGTATATTCCTCAATTTGAGATAATAATTTATCTTCATTTATCTCTTTATAATCATTAATGCTTTTTTTAAACTCTAAAATAGAATTTTCTTTTATGTCATAACCATACTCTTTTCTTATTTGTTTTTTTATATATGTAAAATCTGTAATAATTTCATTAAGTTTTAACCATCTTAAATTGTTTTTATCCATTCTTAAACCTCTCTTTTAAATAAATACACTTTAACATTGTAGAAACCACTATTGATCGCTCTCAAAGTGGTTTCTTATGTTATATTATAAATTATTTTTCATAAATGGACAAGTTTTCCTTGGTATATAAAAAGTATATTGGGTTAATTGACCTAATCATTATATTTAATATCTTACATACTTCCTATAAACATATCCACCATGTGGAGGATAATAAATATGTATCCAATCTCCCTCTTTTCTATAAAGTTTAATATTAGCACCATTAGATAAAACACCTAATATTCTAGCACTTGTAGATTTACTCTCTCTAACATTTACACCACTCGGAGTATTTATAGTGCCTGTTTTACCATCTAAATTAACCCATCTATTATTGTTCTTACCTGTTGGTTTGCTTGGTGTACTACTTGTAGTTTGCCCTACTAATCCTTTAACTATAGCATTAGCCATATTTTCTGCATTATATCTACTCATGTCTCTAGCATTATCACAGAAACAACATTCTATAAGCATGGCCTTAGCTTTTGTATTTCTAATTACATAAAGATTACTGCCATTTTTTATACCTCTATTTGTATAACCTAATGAACAGATATTATTTAATACTGCTTTAGCTTCCAATAATTCCTTACCTCCATATGTAAACACTTCTGTACCATAAGCACTACCATTATAGCAATTAAAATGAATAGATACATATAAATCTACATTGTTATTATTGGATGTATTAGTTCTATAACTTAAACTATCATTTAAACTGGAACAGCTATCCTTATAACATTTAATAGCTGTATGCCCTAAAGCTTGTAATTTACTTATTACTTTTGTTCCTACTTCTCTAGTTAAATTAGATTCTGCTTTTATTCCTACTGCTCCGTAATCATTGCCGCTTAATGTATGACCACAATCTATTCCTATTTTCATATAAATACCTCCTCAAATTTAATTAAAAAAGAACAGGTTTATTCCTGCTCTTTACTTTCTTTTACTGCCTGTCTAGCTGAGCTTTGACCAAAATAAAATCCTATTATTAATGTAAATACACTTAAAAATTCTGTACTTGATATATTAGTTTTTAATGCTAAAATGCAAAATACTATAGTAGTTAGTAATGCTATAATCTTTTTTATCTGTAAGAACTGTTTTAGAAACTCCATATAAACACCCTCTCTATTTAAAAATATTGTGTTGGATTGCATAAAAAAAGAAGCTTACCAAAGCTCCTACTGATAATCCTATATACCATTTTAAGACAGATACAAGTTGCTTTAATTGATCGCAAAGATTCTCAATTTTAGCATCTGTCCTGGATTGACTTTGTTCTATTTTATCTATTCTTTCCGAATGATTATTAAGACGTTTTTCATGTATTTCTATTTGATGACTGATTAATTCTTCATTCATGTTACACCTCCATAAAAAATAAGAGCTTGGATATCTCCAAACTCTTAATATAGCTTTATTTAAATATGTTTTAACAAAGTTGTGTTACATTTACTGCATCTATGAACTATTACATCATGATTCATTTTAATAATATCTATATTGCTCTCTAAAGTATATTCATCATAATTTTCATAATAAGAATTACAATAAAATTCTTTATCTATTTCGCTATCTACAAATTCCATACAAATATAACACCATTCTTTATTATCGTTTTTAGAAATTATTAAATCTTCATTAGCATATACTGATTTCAATTCCTTATCTTTAGCAGCTCTTATCAATAAAGCTTGAATATACTTTCTTTCATCCAAGTTCAAATTTTTCTTTAAAATAGTTCTTAATGCTTTTATAAGGTCATTTTTATTAGTTATTACAAAATAATCTTCTACAGTTTTTATTTTTTTCAAACAATATTGAGAACAAAAAAATCTCACATCGTATATTTCTGTAGAATTAGATAGCGTAGCTATTATAAATTTATTATTTTGTATAGGTCTACCACACCCTTTACAAAAATCAAGTACTTCCATATAATCCCTCCCTAATTATAATAATACCATAAAGTAATAATATAACTAAGAACCTTTTATATATTTAAACACTATTTTAATCAAAATAAAAAGACCTATATGGTCCTTACTTTGCCTTTATAAATTATTCTATTTCAAAATCTATATCGGTTATTTCTTTATACTGTTTTGGAGTTATTTCTCCAAATGGGAACTTTTCAGTCTTAACAGCCCCTTTTAATTCTTCAGCATCTAGCCACTTTTGTTCAAAAGCTAATTTCCAAAAACCCATTATAAATTACCCCCTTTTTTTAACATTTCTAATTTTATTTGAGTTAATTCTTTACCTAAATTATTTATTAGAGCATCTTTTTGCATATTCTTAATTTTTTCTTGTGTTAGTTGTTGTCCTAAGCTTTGCAATGTAATATTATTTTTTTCTTTTTTCTGTTTTTCTTGTATTATTGTGTTATTAATATAAATTCCCATATTTGTACCTCCTAATAATTATAGTAATATAATGTTGTGAGTTTTGTATTTCTTCCTTTTATTGTTATGTCTCTATTAGATTCCTTCTTACTAAAACTTGCGTCATACTCATAGTAAGTGTCTGTTATTTCTGTAGGTGTTATTGTTGCTGTTTCTTCTCCTGCTTTTACTTCTAGGTCGTAGTCTAAATATTTTATCTTTTCCCCCGCCTGAACTGAGACTTCCTTGTCTAGGAAAACTTTCTTCTCAATCCTTCCTGTTAATCTTGTAGTCTTGTATTTCATACTCGCCGCTTCTCCAGGTACTTCGTTGTTGATATATGCCATACTTGGGAAACTACAATATGCCTTTGGTGATATATTTACTGGTATGATAGCACGTTGATTTAGTGCTAAAGATTCTATAATAGAATTTGCTCTTCCCCATTCATCCTCTACGTTTTTCTTTTGTCTCATGAATAGTGTTTTACCTCTGGAGTATAAAAGTATAAATCCCTCATCCTCACTATATAGACATCCATAGTTTTCTGTTGGGTCAGGTACTCCTAAGGCGGAATGCTTCATATTATATCCTCCAATGCCAATTGAGACGGTTATATCCCCTAGATTATTAATTGTATCCCTCGCACTAGTTGTTGCTAATATTCTTGCTACCCTAGCTGAATCCTTATCTTTAGGTATATACTCTAAATGGATGCCGAAAGGTTTATAGTTTGGTTTGGTGTTAAGTGTTCCTATACTACTTGACCAAGTTCCATTGTCATATCCATATAAGTGTAACTTATTTGCATATTGGTTGTTAGATATAATTCCTACTGTTACTCCAAATATATCTGGTGTATATATTGTTGCGGGTTCGCATATTGTTGTACTGGCGTCTGTTTCTAAAAGATTCTTCTGTCCGATACTTGTCATGTTTGTTGGGTCACTTGCATTATAAGTTACTGCTGATATAATCTTCTTATTTGCTCCTGGATTATCTAGATTAACAATTAGGTGAAGCAGTCTTGCTTTGCTATCATATACACAGTTAAGTCCTGTGATGTTTAATGCGAAACTAGTTTCTTTTATTGCTGTTCCTGATTCGTATCCTTTCCAATAGATGTTTACTTTTTTAGTGTCTGTATGATTGTATGCTACAAATATTCCTGTATCTCCCCCTGCTATGGCGAAATCCGTATTGCCTGTTACTATTCTCCTATATGTGTTCTCTACTGTGTTGTCTGCTAACGATATTTTAACTACTCTTAACTCACTACTTGTTGTATCTTCTCTCTTAATGGTGTATATATAATCCCCACGCTTCACATATTTACCAGATGTTGTAATTCCTAAACTTATACTTCCTGAGGAGATGCCTCCTATATTTCGTACTATTTCCTCCTCTTGGTCTTGCATTCCCTGGGCTTCTGTTACAGTTACGACCTTGTCATCTACTAGTAGTCTATCTCCTATTACTGGTGTTTTTGTTGATTCTGAGTATTCTAGCTCATTTCCCTCTATTCCCCTCACTGTCAAGGTATTCACAGTTTGTGGTGCTAATCTTACTACTGAGTTTTCTGTTTCTGGGAATTGTTGTGGTTTCATTATTAGGGTTTCCCCGTCTGTGTATGCTTTTAGCTTGTCATATTGTTTTTGGGTTACTGGTTCTGATAGCTTGTATTTTCCTAATCCCCCCCCGATTACATAAAGTTCAAGCCATCCCTTAGCAATTCCACCTGTTCCTTTATGTCTTACTGTTATCTTATAATTGTTACCCGCCTTGAATGTTACTGGAAGTTGCATTACTCCTGTTGTATTGTCTATCCATTCAGTTTTATATTCAAACTTTTGTTGAGTGTAATTATATACTAACACCTCCATTTGCTCTAAATAACCGTCACCGTTATACTTGGTTTGTAAAGTAATCTTACCTTTTATTGGTTCTGGGTATGTCTTATCTTCTGATGTTGGGTATACTGGTATTGGTTTGCTGGGTGGGTCTGTTTCTATATATTCTAAAACTGGTCGCCAACCTCTATCTAACCCTTTACTATCAAGATTATACCAAGTAAATCTATTAGCAGATTCATACCCTCTTACTACATTGGATACTGCACTATATTTGTCTTGGCATATTGTCTTTATTCCCCACCAGTTCCAGTGTTGGTTATGTTTTCCGTCTAGTTGCCCATAAGTATTAGTGTCTGTCAAGTCTTCTGTAGTTGGTTTTGGCAATCCTGTAATGTTTGCTGTATTCTGTATTATTGTGTCCCACTCGTTATCTGTAGGCAGCATACCAGGATTGTCTGGGTTCTTTTCAACGCCACCTGTTGGTACTCTTAACTTATATTTCTTTCCATCTATTGTAACGTCTTTACCATATATCATATCACGCTCATTTAGGTAATCCCATGAGACATTAGTAAGTATTACTCTATCGGATATATATAGGTGTTTGTTACCATCCTTTAAATGAATCCATGTTAAATTATAGGTTCCATCTGTATCCGAGTTTCCGATATAACAAGTATCTCCTGACGTATAGGCTCGGATATCTCCCGTACCACGTCCTGATAAACTTCCAGGATAGTTATATGTAATCCACGGTCTAGTTGATATTGCCCGTCCAACTCCATTAGTTCTAAACGTTCCGAACTTTTCAATTCCTATATACTCCACTATAATACCTCCTCTATTGTTATTAGTTTATCCCCTACTTTTATTTTATCTCCCACCCTGAGTTGGTCGCCTACTAGTTCGATTGTATCTGAGTTGTCTACTGCTTGATATACTAATTGTTCGGACTCTGGACTACCGAAATTTACTGTAGTATCTTTACTGTTCCATGTTGCTGTACTAGATTCTATATAACCATCTGTTTCGAATGTGTCAAAGAATCCAATACCGGATTTGTTAATAAAGTCTACTGCGAGTTTTTCCTTTAGCTTAAGTTTAATATCCATGATTTCTTCTCTAGCATTTTGGTCATTTGCATTTAAAGTATTTAATTTATTATTAATATCTGTTACGTTATATGTTATAAATCCATTTGTTATAGATTCAGCCTTATCAACTATGCCATTCTGATTTTTATCGTACGTGTCTGTATGCATATTTCCAGAACCTAGCCCATCTTTACCTTTTTGGGCTATAAGAATCCAATATTCTTTATTAACTGGATATATGTTAGTACAATCTTTTAAACATTCACAACAACTACCATTGTAAACAACTCTATTGTATTTTTTATATTTTTTAGTTAAATCAAATTCTTCACATACAGAAAAATCATCAATAGTATTTTTTATTTCTGTATATCCTTGCTGCCTAGCTGATTCATTTGCCTTTCTTTCTTCTTCTGCATCTACTCTTTCAGATTCTTTAGCAATTCTATTTTCTTCATTTTCTTTTCTCTGGTTTTCATTTTCTAGCCTAGTTTTTTCATTTGCAACTCTTTTATTTTCATTTGCTTCTCTTCCTGCTTCATTGTCTTGCCTTTGATCTTCTATTACTTGTCTTAGCTGTTCTTTATCAGTTCTATCTTTTTCATTTTTTTCTCTAATGCCTTCATTTTCAATTCTGTTTTCTTCATTTGATTTTCTTTCTTTTTCCTGTTTAATTCTTTTATCTTCTTCAACCCAAATAGATTGAATAAGGTCTAAATCTTCTGGTTCTAAATAGTCATTTCTGTATATAGAGCCATCTACAAACATAGAAAATGTTGCACTTGTTATTTTTCTATTATCTTTATCAAAAATACTTAAGTCTGCCTTAACTTCCCCTATACTTTCTAATGCTTTAGTAAGTATATTTATTTTTACTTTTCCATCTGTAGTATTAACCACATCTGCCATTTGGAGAAATATTTTATTGTCTGGTCTTTTATAATTTATTCTTATGGTTGTTCCGGTTAAATCAAAAGGGACACTATTCTGTACTAAAGTTATATTTAATACAGAATTATTGTCCCCTTGTTTTAATCCTCTTACAGCATTGAAACCTGTTCGTTTTGTATCTATAAGTAAATTAAACGGTTTATCCATATAATCACTCCTCTCTTATAATACTTTTACCCCATCTTTATACAGCCCATCTTTTTTAAAAGTCCAGTAAGCATGTGAACCGCCACCGCCTGGGAAAAATAAACTTATAGCTTCGTTGTTAGCATCTACGCAAACATAGTGATATCTATCTGCACGTAATCTTATAAAGTTATCCCTGTTTTGCCCCGAACTATCCCTAGTATCTATACTTGTACCATTACTAAAATTAATAACACCATCATGAGGAATAATATTTATAGTGTCAGCTAACATATTAATAGCACTACTATTATTTGCTATAGCTAAAGCAATTTGCCCAGCCTTTATACTTCCCCCACCATCCACAACCAAAGATATACTATCAGCCTGTTGTTCAATTTTACTATTTATGTTTGATATTTTATTATTGACTGTAAATGTTATTGTTTCTGCTGTTTGTTCGATTTTACTATTTAAACTTCTATTGACATCATTAACTTCTGTCATTATATGTTTTTCTGTTATTTCCAATTTACTACTTAAACTTTTGTCTAAATTAGAAACTTCCATTTCTATCTTTTCCTTAGTGAATTCTATTTCTACCATAGCTTGTTTTATAGTTAATGTTAAATCTTTTTTAGGCATACCCAATTCTATTTTTATATATTTCTTTAATAAGCAATCATAATCATAAGTTATAACTCTACCCTTTAAATCTAATCCTAATTCCCCATGCCTAACTGTTACAGTATCACCAATATTAATATTTTGGAGAGCTTTAAACTGTTTATATTCTTCGGTTTTGCCTAATTCTTCAAATTCAACTTCATAATTAAAGTAAGGTATATCTATTTTAGTTTCTGTAAATAATCTATTAACTTGCTTTCTCATTTCAGCATGTGCTTCTTCTTTGGTTTCAAACCCTTCATCATCTTCTGTAGATTCCTGTCCTTCTTCAGGCTGCTCTTTTACTTTTATCTCATCAAATTTAACATGAGCTATTAAAGGCTGATAATAAGCTCCAATATTAGGGCTATCAATATAATACTCTGGCAATAACAACCCCTCTGCTCCTTGCGGTACTATTCTAGTTGCAACTTCGCTCATGTCAAGTTTTTCAGTAATACCTAGCATATTTTTTTTATATGCAATTAGCACCCCAGTTTCTTTTCCTATTTTCTCTTTAGCTATTATTTTATAGTTATCAAAATCAAGCTCAAGTCCCCATCTATTTCTAATTGTATTATCTTCATCACCCAATAAAGCCTTTACTGGATTATATCTTACTATTCTACAATTATTTTGTTTTCCACCATAATCACCTTCAACTATAAATTTATGAGGAGTTAAAGTCTTATCCAGCACCTGTTGCACTGCCTGTATTCTTGTTTTACCTATTATGTTGGTGTCAGCTATAAAATTTCTAACTAAATCAAAAAAAATGTGTGTAGCATATACTTTGACAATTCCCAAATCTCTTTCTCTTTCTTGTATCCTAAATAATTGTAGCCCTGTCGGAGTTGGAGCTTTAATTATCATAAATTTTTCTATTTTATTAGCCATTTTTGAAAATAAAGGATATTCTAATTCTAAAGAAAAAAGGCCACTCAAATCTCTGTGTATTTCACATTTTAAGCAGTCTTTTAATATTCCTATTCCATTATGTTCAAAATTAGTTTCTAGTTCATTGTAAAGTGTAATCACTACGAGCACCTCCATCTCGGAGTTATTTCTATTTTAGATACATTACCTGTCCAGCTTATTTTATTTTCTCCTACTTGAAATATAGGAAACTCACCATACATATGATTATTTAGAGGTGTATTATTTTTATAGCATTCCATTAATTCTGAATCTATTTCTATATAATTTTCAACATTAGTAAATTTAATAACTTCATCATTTATATTTAATGTTATAGTTCCACTACCATAAACCCTTATATAAGGTTTAGAATCTTTATTTGTTTGATTATAAATAGTTGTTGGATTAGTTATTTCTATTAATTCATTTTGCAAGTAACCAAATGGTTGACAATCAAATTGTATTATTCCACTATGGAACTTTTCAAGAACTCTAGCTAAATCTAATTTATTAATTATTTTGGCTTTGTAATATCTATCTGGCTCATTAGAAAATATAACTTCTCCGCTCCCATTTAACCATGTTTTAATTTCGTCAAAGTTATCATGTTTAATATCAAATTCAACAGGTTTAACTTCACCTTCATAACTTCCATCACTTTGTGTTAAATAGCCATCTCTTCCTGGAATAATTATTTTTTCTTCCCTTTTCTCTGGAGTTGTAATATTAGGAAGGGATATAATTTTTAATCCCTTCTCATTACTGTGTGTACCCTTCCAAACAAATCCAGTTTCCATTATACCCCTCCTGTCGCTAATGAATTACGTTTTCTATAAAATTCAAGTTCTTCAGCTATGTCCTTTATATCTTGTTTTGTATTATTTATAAATTTATCAACTTTTAAAGTTAGTCCATTATCATTATGGGTTACTGTTTCAGTGGTATTGTTTGTAGTCTTATTAACTCTAGCAGTCATTGCTCTTGATGTTCTAGAAGTTTCTAAATCAACTGTCGCTTGCATTTTAGCAGTAAGGTTATTTAAATCTTTCCTCATAGATCTTTTTATATTTTCAGTTTCATCTGAAAAACCTACGCCAACACCTTGAGCCATATATTTTCCCACTTGATCTCTAAAGACCCTTGAAGGTGAATGTATACCTAAAGCATCTTTAGCACCATCTACAATTCCACTAAAGAATCCGTTTACTCTATCTCGAATCCAACCACCCATTCCAGTAATACCATTCCATACACCTTCTACGATATTTCGTCCTATCTCCAAAAATCTAGAAGGTAAATTTCTAACTGCTTCAACTAGATTTGTTACCATATTAGCTCCAGCCTCTCGTGCCCTTGAAGCTAGATTAACTGCAAATTCTGCTACCCTAGATATAGTATTAACCAACCATGTCCATATTCTGCCTGGTAATTGACTAAACCATTGAATAGTTGCATTTATAGCCCTTGTAGCAGCGTTGACCATATTGGTATAAGTTTGTTGTCCCCAATTTACTATTCTATTAATTGTATTAACTAACCAAGTCCAAATTCTACCTGGAAGTGTAGCAAAAAAGTTAACAACATTATTTATCCAAATAGGCACGTTGGTAGAAAGGTAATTCCATGTATCTACTCCCCACTTAACTATCGTAGCTAAAGCATATCCTAAGGCATAACCAATTAAGTAAGGTAATTCATTAAACCATTTTCCCACACTGTTTATCCATTCGGGGATAGTTTGTGTAAAGAAATTTACTATAGCATTCCAACCATCTACAAAAGCTTGCTGTATTGTAGTCCATAGATTAGCAAACCAATCGGGCATACCATTAAAGAAATCTAATAATGATTGCCATGCTGCGGGTATATCTACGGTAAAAAAGTCAACTATTGCCCCCCATACTACTTGAGCTGCTCCTAAAATAGCATTCCATGCGCCTATTACTGCATTTCTAAAACCTTCATTGGTGTTCCAAAGAACTATTATTCCAGCTATCAATCCAGCTATAATCGATATTACTAACCCTATAGGATTAGCTCCCATTGCAGCATTTAGCAACCATTGTGCTACAGTTGCCCCTTCATTAGCTGCTTTAAAAGCTTTAAAAGATTCAACTAAGCCCATGATCATATTAGCAACATTTAAGACCATTAATGCTGTTCCTATTCCTGCTATTCCTGAGGCTATAAAACTGGCATTATCCATAATCCACGCTAAAGCATTAATAATTTTAGGTAGCCAATTTGCACTTCCTTCGGCTATACTTTCAATCATTTTTCCAAAACTTGTTGCTAATCTATCTACACTTTCTCCTAATGCTCCATTTGCAAGACTATTAGATAACTTTTCTAAGGACTGCATTACAGAATCTAACGCTTCTCCAAAAGGTTTTTTAAATTTTTCAAACATGGTTATGCCCAAATCTACAATTTGATTTTTTATCATTTTCATTTTACTTTCAGTTGTAGCATACCTTGTTTCAGCCTCTTTTGTTAGAGCAATATTTTCATCCCATGCTGTTGTTCCTAATTTCAAAGCATCTGTAAATACATTTCCTGCGCCTGCAGCTCTTAAAAGAGCATCTCGCATACGAACTTCAGTAATTCCCATATTGTCCAAAACACCAATTGCAGATTGCCCACTTTCTTGACATTTCCCTAAACCTTGTATAAAAGCTATAATTGCGCCTGCCGCATCTTCTTTAAAGGCCTTTTGAAATTCGCTAGAACTCATTCCAGCAACTTCAGCAAATTGATTTAATCCTTCTCCACCTTTTTCTACTGCTAATTGCATATCAACCATAACTTTAGAAAAAGCACTTCCACCAGCTTCAGCTTCAATTCCCACAGAACTTAAAGCACCAGCGAAACTTAAAATTTGAGCTTCTGACATACCAACTTGATGACCTGCGCCTGCAAGCCTTAAACCCATGGCTGTTATTTCACTTTCTGTAGTTGCTAAATTATTACCTAATGCAACAATAACACTCCCAAGTCTATCAAATTCAGTTTGTGGCATCTGCGTTATGTTAGCAAGTCTAGCTAATGCAGTTGCTGCTTCTTCGCTAGACATATTCGTAGAATCACCTAGCATTACCATACTCTTAGTAAAACCCTCTATGTTCTCTACTTTTATACCTAGTTGCCCTGCTGCTTCAGCAACTCCCGCAATTTCTGAAGCGCTTTCAGGCATACTTTTAGCCATGTTCCTAATTGCTTTTTCTAATTGTGCAAATTGTTGGTCAGTTCCATCTACTGTCTTTTTTACCCCAGTAAAAGCACTCTCAAAATCCACACCAGTTTTAAGAGCAAACCCTCCTATAGCCCCTATAGCTGTGCCTACACCTGCTAATGCTCCCACGGTTATCTTCAAACCTGCTTTAGCAATACTACCTAAATTTTTTAATCCGTTTTCTAATCCGTGTGGATCTAGAATAGTATCTATAATAATTCGTCCATCTGCCATATTTCTCACCTGCCTTTTTAAATAAAATAAAAAAAGACAGGCTCACTCACTACTCTATGGTGTGGTTTGGCTCTGTTCTTTGATTAATCTCTAATTTAATTATTTTCTTACATCTAGTACACTTTATTTCACCTTTTATGTAATCAGCTTTCAAAAGCAATTGATTACAATTAGGACATCTTATTTCTTCAATATTAATCACCTCTTCCGATCATAAAAAAATAACACCCGGTTTCCCAAGTGTTATAAATATACTTCTTCATTCTCTAAAGTTTCAGCATTTATTTTACTTCTTAATTCTTTTACAAATGATGACCAATGTAAACTTGCTCCAACAATTTCAAAGGATAATACTTTTATCTCTTCAGATCTAGATTTATAATTAATCACCATGAAATAATGAGTTTCGCTTTTCTGTTTACTACCAATTCCACTCATACCACCTACAATAGCACCCAAAGACCCTAACAGTACTCCACCAACTACAGCTCTACCAACAGTATTTTTACTTTTTTCAATTATTTCTTTTTCACTAACTACCTTTACTCCTATAATTTGATTAAGTTTTAAGTGAACGTCAGCCTTCTTAAATGCTCTAGATTTAACAGTTAAGCATTCATTAGCTTCATTTATACTTACTTCCACAGCTGTACCTCTACCATAAGTTTCAATTCCATCAATATATGTTAAGTTTACAGCTCTATTTCCCTCTTTATTTTTCTGACTAAATATCATATTATAACCCCTCCTATAACATAATTATATATGATGAGGGAAATATATTACAATAGGTTACCAATATCCCCACCATTTAGTAAAATATTATTTATTTCTTCTAACTTATCTTTTTCATCTTTAGCGATTGGGATCTTATATAACTCTTGCATTTTCCTATAATAATTTTTCTCCTCTTTATCTTTGATTTTAGATAAATCCATACTTCTATATCCCATTATTTTAACTATCTCATTGTCTTGTTTTAAAGCCTTAAACATTGCTTTAAATTTCCACCAATGTAAATACTCTATGTCTTGCAAATCAATTCCGTACTGGTCTAAAAAAGCACTATAAATATAGTCATCATCATATTCAAAATTATATATTTGTGTACTTTTCCCCTTTCCAGTACCTTTAGATTGTGCTATATCCTTTCCACATCTATAAAACCATAACATTTTATCTACAGCTTCATTAATGTTGGGTGGTATAACAGGATAATAAAGTTGTAAGGCTTGTATGATCTTATCTTCTTCACTAATAGAGTTATCTTGCATTAAAAGTTCAAAGAGTATGGACACTCTAAAATTAGAATTAATCTCATACTCTTTATTATCTATTTCAACTGTAGTTGGTACTAAATCTATTAGCATATTCATTATTTTTTCTTTCTTCTCTGCGCTCTATTAGGAGTGTATTTATTAGCTATTTTTTCAATTTCTTCATTTGGTGCATTTACCTGTGTTACAAGTTCATCAAAGGCTTTCAAACACGTTAATAGGTTAACTTTATTACCAAAAACCTTTTTATCTGTACCTTCCCCGAATAGATCATTAAAAATCTTAAATATAGCATTACATTGTGTTCTAATACTTTCAACTACTGTCATGCCTTGTACTTTTTCAGCTATGCCCTCGATACCTTTAATTGCCTTTTCGTAGTTTTCAGCTACTTCAAGGTCTAAAATATCTAAATCTTTTAATTCTACATTATTAATAATCATATTATACCTCCTGTGTTGTTTCTCCCCGATAAATGTTAAAATATTATTGAAAGGGGTGATATTTTGTTAGATAAAAATACTTCATTGGTTTGGGAATACTTGAAAAATCATTTTGCCACAAGTGATAAAGAAATTAATCTTCCCGAAATACAGATCAGTGGACTATCACCAGAAGATGTAATAAAATCTATTGATAGTCTTGAAAATATTGGTTATATAAATATAAATTATAAGTATAAATCCCAACCAATAAAAAGCATAAATCTTTAATTAAGTTGTTAGGTGACTACTTATCTTCAAATTTTTCTATTATTCGTTTTCTACCTATTAAATGAGGAAGTATAAGTGTGTCACCTTCAACCTCTACATATGCTTCAAACACAAGTGTTACTGTTGAAAAAGACTGCCCACTCTTGCTACTTATATTTACATCAGTTACAAAATCGATTCTTTCTCCATCAATTTCTACTAAACCTAAATTAGTATCAAATTTAAACTTTGATAATTTCATACATTATCCCTCCTCAACTTCTGTTTTAGGTGTAAAACCTTCTGTGAATTTTTTAGTAGTTGTATCGAATGTACCTAATATAGGATCACTTATACCTAAGAAACTACCTTCAATTCCTAATTCTCCATCATTATCTGGAAAAGAATCAATTGATATTGCTACTTTAAATTTTCTAGCCCTAAAACCAGTAGTAGTTGCAGGCTTATCCAAATCTACTATTAAATAATCTGTTTCAGTATCGGGACCTGTCAATTGCATTTCCCCAATATTTCTAATATGCTCTATAGCTTTTTCACTCGCAATTTGATCCGCTGTGAATTCAGTAGCCCACTCATATCCGGTAATACTTTGACTTGCACTAGATTGATTTATATATCTTTTACTAGTAGTCTGTGCACTTGGACTCTCATTAAGTTCTGTAAAGCCTGTTCCTAGTAATTCAAATTCATTTGATACTTCTAAATAGTTAGCCTGTATTTTACGTTTTCTAACTGCCATTTATATCATTCCTCTCTTAAAATATTTTAATTTAAGTTGTATTTGAAACTGTGCAGTATCCTCTGTTACTGCAAAAGCATAGCCAGTACTAGTAACTTTAATTTCTAAAGACTCTAAGCCATCTAGTACTGGCAATATATTGTTGTTATTATTTTGTTCTATCCAATCAGCAAACTTTTCATAGAAACCCGAGTTGTCAATGTTTTGCAATACGTCTGCTCCATAAGGTTCTCTAGATGTAAAAATAAAAGCATATTGGCGTATACTATCTCCATTAACATACTTTTTTACTATAGGCTCTATTGGAATTTCTTCTATAGAATAAGTATCTGTGTTAGGTTCTAAATAATTTACATTAACTTTTATTGCATTGTTAAAAGTATCTAAATGTGGGCATTTTCTCATATAATTTCTTAAAGAATCTATTATCATCTTGTTCTACCTCCAGCAAAATCAGCTATTGTTTGAATGATTCTATCACCGTGGTCTATAAATGCACGCCTATCCCAATATTTACCCCTTAAAGCTCCCCTATTTCCGCCTTTATTAGTGTAATATTGCTTAGCAGCATACGGAGCATTATAAATTATCTTATCTGTTTTTAACTCAACACTCATGTCCTTCAATCTACCAGTAAGAAATGGAACATAGTTATTACATTGTTTAGCAACTTCTTTAGTAAACTTAGCCTGTGCTTTTCCATTTTTATTTAAATATCTTTTTAGTAAAATTTTTTCTGTCTTATCTATTTGAATTTTAACCGTAGTTGCCACTATACCCCCTCCACTTCAAAATGATTAGAAAGAGGATTAACTGATTTAATATCTATAACATCATCAAATTCAGATTCCAAATCAGTTATTCTATAAGGTTTAATTCCTGTTATTTCAAAGTTGACTTCACCTTTAACTATTTTATCTCCTGGAGCGAAAGTAAAATAATTAGGTCTTTCTTCATTAGATAATTTTAAAAATTTTTTAGGGGATACATAATTATCTAATTTATCAATAAAAATAAGGGTACTATCTGCAAATAATAAGCCTTTATCGCTAACAGTACCATTCCTTTTACTTTGCCAGTTAACACCTTTAATAACTGTTCTTTGGTATTTATCTGTATCACTTACAAAATCATAATATCTATTGTAAATAGTTATATCTGCATTTTTGAATAAAACTCCTATATTACCACATCCTTATGTATGGTGTAGGTAATAAAGCCTTAATATCATCTGTTATGCTCCATGCACCTGCACCATTTTCAAAACTTATAGATTGGTTACCCTCCGACACGGATTTAACTCCTGGAGTTTTTATATTTTCCAACTTAGCAGTATTATTAATTAACTGCTCTACTGCTAAATCATAATTATCTAGTATATAATCATCTTCTAAATCTTTGTTTAGATAGTTTCTAATAACTAAGATAGCTTTTTTTTGCTCATTAGTCATTAATTATCACCTACTTTTTACCTTTAAAATATTTATTCATATTCATATTTCTCATTAAAATAGAGGGGAATATCCCCTCTTATAAACTATGCAATTTTAAATCTAAATTCAGCTAGGTATATATTTTTCTTTTCTTTTACAGCATTGTATCTAGCCTTATTTTCTAAATCTGAATTTGTTGGAGATACTGGAGATGGAGAAGCTTCGTTCCATTGGACTCCTAATGGATGTAATACAAATTGTTTCCTAGTAACTAAGAAGTTTTCTCCCATACCTCTTAATTTATTTCTACCTATTTCAGCTGGAACAATACCTTTGTTATTTTCTACAAATCCAAATGCTCCCTTACCATACATATACATAGAACAAATCTTAGTTGTATTATCGTATGGTATAGCATCGTCAACGATTACTTTTGCCATTAAAGGTTTATAAACTGTAATACTTCCTTTTCCATCGCTTGAAGGTACTGTTGTTATTTGGTCTTGTTTTAACATATAAGCATAAACAGCACTATTAACTGCTATTGCCCCAATATTATCAGCACTATCTCCAAGTATAAATTTAGTATCAATCGCATCACTTGCATTAAATAAAGACGCATTTCCTGTTTTTCCACTTATATCATTCACATGGTCTGTAAGTTTATCAAAGACACCTTTACAAGTAGAAATCAACATTTTTGTATACTCTGTAGACCAATACTGTGCAGTTGCATCTCCTATATCATCCATTACATTAGTACCACTTAAAATTGAAGCTAATTGATTTTCACCCCATGCTTTTACTCTAAATTGTCTTCTAGCCATATCATTAGATGTATTTATATTATTAAGACTTATATCGCCGTCTTCACTAGGAATTTCAGAATCACCACTAAGAGGTTTCACAAAAGGCATTACAATTGTTTTTCCCCCTACTTCTAATAATTCTGCTAATTGTGGATTAGGTGCAACTATTCCACTTCTAAAGAACACATTCTTTTCTGTAGCCCTCTCACTTGTATATTTTGTAAAGTTTTCTGGTATCACCATATCTTTTAACTTTGTTACTGCCATTTATAATCAACTTCCTTTCGTTTTTAAATTTTATTTTTATTAGTGCTTATTTAAAGTCTAACCTGAAAGACTATTTTACTTGTTCTCTTAGTTGTTTAGCTAATTCAGGATTAGAAATTTCTAATTCCATTTGCTTAGTTAAACTAAAATTCTCACCTTTTTCATAGGGATTACTTGTTGTTGGTTCTCCTCCACCTTTTGGTGGGGTATAAGAAGAACCTTTTAATCTTTCTTGCACTACTGTTTCTAACTTAGAATTAAAAATTTCTTCTAATTTAGTTAGATTATTAATAGTTGTTTCCTCATCTTGTCCAATAAAATAATCAACTAATTCATTTGGTAATTTCTTTTCTGTAGCCTGTTTTAAAGCCACATTTTTTAATTTTTCATATTGTTTTTCTTTTTCCATAGCTTCAATTTTTCTTTGTAATTCTTCTAAAGCTATATCCTTTTCATCCTTTTGTGGATTTCTTTTTCTTATTTCTTCATTTATTAATTTTTCAATATTGTTAGCCTTCCATGTTTCTAAAGACTTAGAACTATGTTTGTCTTTTTCACTATCAAGAAAAGATTTAAAATCTTTATTAGTTGCAACTAATTCTTTAAATTTGTCTAAGCCTAGCATAGACTTTGCAAAATCTGTGCCTTGTAACACCTCATCAATCGAACTGTTATCCTCTATATTTTCTATTAATTTTAATAATTCACTTTTTAACATTACTTCATCATCCTTTCTGTCCCTATAACCTTAGACTATAGACACAATTAATATTTTCCAAAATAAAAAAGCCTTATTTCTAAGACTTAAATCAAATTATTCAATTATTTCATAGAAACACCTACAAAATGGATGTCTAGGTAATTCTATTTTTTCATTAAAATCAAATGGTTTATTATGATGTGGAGAACATTTAGGACAAGTTTTACTGTCTAAAATAGCATTATACCTTACCTTTTTAACTCCTGTCTCAATACAAAATCTATCAAAAGCACCGTTAGAACATCTATTAACTTCTGTTTCAGTTAATCTTTTAGCATTATAAGCATTAGTATTAAATGTTTTTTCAATATCCTTTTTTATTTGATTTACATTTATCTTACCATCAAGAAATTGTTTAACTTGCTTTTGCAATCGCTCTGCAACTTCTTTTTCATTTTCCCAAATTCTTTTACTAAAATACTTTCCCTTAAAATTACTATCTATTATTTTTTTAACATCATTTAAATTAGCATTATAAGAATAAAATTCAAAAGTGTTTTTTATAGTATTATTTAATATTTTATTCATGGCACGGGTTTGAGTAGATTTTTGACTTTGTGCAAAATTAATAATTAACTTAGATAAGCTTTTATATTTTTTATTTTTATCTCTTCTTTTAAGTTTCATTAAACCATCTAAAACAGTATATGTTAACATTATTAAAGCTATTTCTTGTAATAATTCATCCCTATTTTTCTTTTGTTCTTTATAAACTTCTTCTAATTGCTCATTAGCCTCATTATATAAACTTTCAACAAATTCTTCTTCTCTAGTCATTATTCATCACCAACCAACTCATCTAAACTCATTGGATTTTCATTTTTTATTTGTTTAATTTCAGCATCAGCATTTTCAACAAAAGATAGTTGGCTTAATCCTGTCTTTAAGCTAATCTTATCACCCAATTGAGAAATTATTTGACTCATCATCAAATCATCAGAAGGTATTACACTATTAAATTTAATAGCAATATTTCTATAATCATAATCCTTATTTTTTAATATTTTTAAATATAAAAATAAGAATTTAATTCTACTAATTATTACATTCATAAGTGCCTTATTGTTAAGTTTAGTTTTCTGTTCAAGATTTATAAGCCTACTTCTAAGTGCTAGTGAAGAAGTATTACTCTGCATTTTCTCTTGATTATTAATATGAAAACTTAATTGATACATCTTATCTTCTAAAGTTTCTAACATCAATTTTTGATACTCAGCATTAAGATTTTTTAATAACCAATCCAAATTTGCATCTTTATTATTTGGTAAATTAGCAAACCTAAATCTTTTTAAAAAATCTATTTGCTCTGGAGTTAATTGAAATCCTTTACCCACCAATATAGATTGTCTGGTATTGCTTATTTCATTTACACCATCACTAGAAATAATAGAATACCCGTCTTGTATATCTTTTACATCATTGAAAAGAGTATCTTTTTCTAATTCCTCTGATAATATACCGATACTTACAGGTACTTGTCCAAATATATGTGTATCAGCTTTTCTTATTTGATTAAATTCTTCATCAAAATGTAATATTTCATTATCTGTATAAACATCAATATATGTTTTATCATTAAATTTCAATTTATATACATGAAGAAAATATAATATATTACCAAAATCATCTGTATAAGCATAACCATTTCGAGGTGTTATTACTTTACCATTAAACTGTCCATCTGCATCAATGTAATATAGCTCATATACTGTACTGTAAAGTAACATATTTTTCATTAATTGTGCATCATGATTCTTGTCCCAATGATATGTATAATATTCTATTTCTTGTACAATATTATCATCATTTGTTTTACTTATATAGCCTACTGGAGCACCTACAGAATAGGCAACCTCTTCTTTTATAAATTTCTTTAAATAGTTAAAATTCATTTTATGTGATTCTTCATATTCCATAGCAGAATATTTTCTTATAGCATCAGAATCTCCTATATAATATTGATACATTTTATCATATTTACTTTTATTTAATTGATAATCTTCATGACACTTTTTCAATGTCTCTATATCCATTTACTTTAATCACCTCGCTTTGCTCTTTCATCTGCATATCCTGTTATTTTTTCTTTTATTAACAATTTACATAAATCAATACATTTAAAAATTTTATCTTCTTGATTATCTTTTTCGCCTCTTTCTCTTATTCCATCCAACCATATATAACATTCCTTTAAATCCAAATTATTACCTACTTTCTTATAATCCTAGTTTTCTAATATCTAGTATTTCTAATTTCCCTACAATTTCTATAGTATCAAGTTTATTACTGGCTTCAGCAACACAATCAATAAAATCATCGTGTAAAGTATATAACTGCCCTTGGAAATCCATCATTTGTTCAATTGCTTCTTTCATAACTTTTTCTTTATCAAATATGATTCTTCCATTATTAATAGCATCTACTACTGTACTTATTTTTTCATCTTTATTTTTTCTCTGCATTTCGTTTATAAATGTAATGTCTCTATTGTATAGCTCAATATCTTTAGATATTTCTTCTTTTAACTTATCTAAGTCTAATCCCATGTATGTATTTTTTTCTATGCATACATGAGTTATATCTTCAAAATCATTTAATATCTTACATATATGTTTTATGTATTCTTCAAAACTAGAAAAGTGTAATATTTCACCTTTTCTTACATATTTGAAATCATTATCTGCTAAAGATTCAACTACAAATGCAAAATAGTCTCCACTTTTCTTATTTTTAATACCTGCGGGGTCAATACTTAAAATCGTTTTAGTAAATGTATGTTCTTCTATTTCTTCCGTAGTTTGTGGTGTATTAGATTTAAACCACTTTTCACTTATGCTTATAGCATCATTCATCATTTCAGACATAAATGCCTGTCTATTTTCCCAATATGCTACTGCAATATCTTGAAAACAATCCCATTTTTCTTCCCAAAGTATAGGGAATTTCATTTTGCCTCTATTATTTTCATAGAATTCTTTTGCCTTATATTTAGGATTATCAACTTTATCATTAAAATATATTTTCTTACATTCAAGCCATAAATCAGATTCTAGTATATCTTCTATATGTTGTCCTTCTTTTAATATTACTGCTTGTTTTAAATATGTATAATAGTCATTATTCCCTGCTAACCTAGAAATAAGGCATTGAGAATGTAAAACAGTACCAATTGATATTATTTTAGTAGCAGATTTTATTTTTTTGCCATTTCTATAAACAGCTGTATCTCCTACCTTTTCTATTTCTTTACACCATTTATCATATTTTTTCTCTCTAGCATCTTCTGTAATTATATCTGTTTCAGATTGGAAATCATCCATTACACACACAGAAGGTCTTATACCTTTAAAATTAAATCCTCTTACGGATGTCCCAGAACCAACTGCTCTAATATATGTACCATTAGAAAATTCTATTTCATTAGCATTGTTTTTATATTTTTTATCAACTAATTTACCAAAATTATCAATTATTTTATCATTTTCTTGAAACACTTTTTTAATACTATCTATAAATTGCTGAGCATCTGTATCTTTTTTAGCACCTATCAATGTAAATTTACTTTTTCTATAACATATTAGCCAAATGGATAATGCAAGGTCGCAAATTGTGGTCTTAGCCATTCCCCTACTTAAAACTATATTTAATTTATCTATTTTATCTTCTATAAATATAGCGTTAAGTAGATCCCATACTTCATAATGCGTAGGAGATAAATTTCTTGCTTCATTATTATCTTTAACAACAAATATATCTTGTAAAAAATGTAAACAGAAGAATGCTATATCTTTTCCGCCTAATGCAATTGCAATATCAGATAAATTGTTTTGGTTTTGTTTTATTATTTGTTGTGCTATATCTTTTGAATAGTGTTTAGATAGATATTTATAAAGGATAAATGTATTGTATTCTGGTTGGCTAAATTCTTTATTATCGTAGTATATTATTTATATCACCTCCTGCCTCGAAGTTAAAAAATAGTAGAAAATTTTATAGAGGTTGTCAACAGGGCTTTCTCATTCTTAATTTTAGAACCCACCCGTCTATTTAAGCACACAAAAAAAGATAGATTATTTTATCTACCTTCTATCTAAAATCTTATTATTTTACATACATAAACTTTATCATGCTACATCAAAACAACTTCGCTAAAGATTTTTTTCACGATGTTATTAAAAATTATATTAATCCTATATAACTATTGATGTTAAGCCATTCTTTACTACTTCATGTAATTACATATATTTATGTATTACATTTTTATACGCATTATACACTAATATGCATGATTAATTGTATACTTATACACTCGTTTCATCGTATCATGGTATATACAGATTAATTCTATATCATCTTATTTAGCTTTCTTTTTATCTAATTCTATTATATTATTTTCTTTAATGTCCTTAGCTATAGTATCCAAATTAACAAAATCCTCTTTCTTATCCCTATCTTCTGTTATATCCTGAACCTTAGTTGTGCTTTTTCCCATAACTCTATCTATTAAATATGTCAAAGAATCTAATCTAATCTTTTCAGATTCAGAAGTTAAAGCTAATTTCTTTAATTCAGCAACATAAGTATCTAAATCTCCTATTATTTTTTGTTCTCCGCCCTTTTTAATTTCTTGTTGCATTTCATCGAAGGTTTTCTTCCATTCATCAGTTTGTGTCCATCGCCAAATTGTACTTCTTTCATTTCCAATTAAAGGTGATATTTCACTACAATTCATACCTTTTAACATATACTTCATCGCTTCTATTTGTTTGCCACTTAAAGCCATTTATTCCCTCACCTGCCTTTCAACTATTCAACAATCACATCCATAATATAATGCAATTTACATTTCTTTATAATAAAAAAAACTAGAGAATAATTCCCTAGTCATACAATCATTATTTATTTTTTAACTCATTAGCTCTTTTTAACCTATATTCAAATTTATCAATAGTCTTTTTAAGTCCTTCCTTTCTAATCTCACTTTCACAATTTATGTATAAAGCACTAAAGACTTTTATAGCCTTATTAATAATTCTAATTTCATCATCATAATTCTTTTGCTTTCTATATAAAATAGCCAGCCTATCATAAGGATGTGTTCCTTCAAATTCATCTTTAACATTTAATTCATATAAAGCAATAGCACTTTCAATATCTTTTTGCTTTTCAAACTCTTTTCCTTTAAGATTTCTTTCAACTTGTTTATCAAACTGTACATCCTCTTCATTATCTAAATCTAATTCAGTAACATCGTCCTCTATTATATTATAACTAAATCCATTAGATACTTCATTTATATCCTCATTATCTGTTTGTTGAAAAAAATTATCTAATGCTTGTGTTATATCATCTTCTAATAATGATTTAGCCTTATCTAAACATTTCTCAGCTTTCTTACTATCACCTTTTTTATAATAATAAACAATATTATTAAACATCCAATTTCTTTTAATATTCTTATTAAAAAGGATCATACCTAATACTCCAAAAGCTACAATCAAAAATAATGGCTGAATAAATCCTAAAATAATAAAAATCCAAGCAGATATAGTCAATCTTTTATATTGCCTAATTCCTTCTTTTAATTTATCTAATTGAGGAGATTTAATGGTAATTTCGTTTACTGTAATATTATTATCAATATAATTGCTATTATTTAAATCATAGTTATTATTACCGTTTTTAAAACTGTAATCTTTTCTGTAATATACTCCATTACTTCCTACCTGTGTTCTAGCACCTTTTCTATTGACACTAACTCTGGCACCTTTGACTCCTGTGGATAATCCTATTCCACCTGTTTTAGATAAATTAACTCTTGTATTTTTACCAACCTTAATAGACTTTCTAAAACTTAATCCCATATAATATCCTCCCAAAATTTAAGATATATGTATTATTGTAACATATATTTTAAATTTAAGAGTACCTAATTTAATAGGTACTCTTATAACAATCATTTTTGAGGTTTAACATTAGCCAATGCTCTTTTAATATCTTCAATATTTAGAATTACACTACATATTTTTTTAGCCTGTTCATCACTTCCTAATGTCATTACATTAACTCCAATAAACTCTCCACTTCGCAATGAAATAGATTCATTATCAAACTGTAACCATCTTTCAGATACTTCACAAGGAACATATCCATTACCCATTTCATTAATTTTTCTTTGACTATAACTAATAGGAATTTTTATAACCTTTTCATTATCCATATGTATTCCCCCAAATATAAAAATTAATAGATACTTATTTAAGTATTAATTATCATTGTTACTTAACAAAAATTGAAAAATTGTATCTATAGCATCATCTAAAAAATAAGTTTGCCTTTCTATGTTATCTAACTCATATTCATACTGTTCCCCATTTAAATACAATTGTGCATGTTTTTCATATGCTATTGGTATATCTACATTTCTGCGATAATAAAAATTAAAAAATTCATCACCTTGGAAATTTAGTTCTATAACTCTTTCATTTATTATAACTCTCTCATTACTTATATCCATTTTTAATTTTACATCATATTTATTAAAAGTAGTTATTAAGTCTTTCTTTAATCTTTCTATACTATCCATAATCAAATCTTTCGTTAATTCCTTATCTTTACATCTTAATGCGTATTCTTCTTTCCAATTCATAAAAATCATTCCTCCAAAATATAATATTCCATATAACATCCAATATTCTACATTTAAACAAAATTTCCCTTCAATATTTATAATTTTCCCCTATATTTTCTACATTCAGATATAACTTCATCACACTTTTCACATATGTTTTTTCTATTATCTTCTATATTATTTATATATGTCTTAAGTAAAAATTGAAATTCTTTATTACTTTTTTCTATAACTTCTTGCAATTCCTTACATACCTTTTCTATTTCTTTATTTTTATTAAACATATTTATATCCTCCATATCTGATATTTATACTTCCTCCATTTTCTTCTTCTTTATAGCTAGAGCAACGTGTTTGAAACAGTTATTATATTTCTTCAAATCTGTATGCTCATCAAATTCTAATAATAATTCATGTAGTTTCTCATTATTTTCAAATATAAATGCAAACAAATCTTGACCATGTCTATTTATTAGATCAATTCTTTTTTCAAATATATCATGACAATAAAGCCAACTAATCTTTCCCCTATTAATTAAGGCTATTTCATTTCTTCCTTCCATATGTATTTCCCCTTTCATTAATTAAATAAAATAGGTCGGTGAAAAAATCACCAACCTATTTCTTATACTTGTACACTATTCCATCTTACTCCGTTAGCAATATTCCATATATGCGTTTTACTAACATTATATTGTTCAGCTAAAATCACCTGTTTAACACCTTTTTTTAAGGCTCTTTTAATTTCCTTAACATCTTGCACAGATAATTTAGTATTATGTCCATTTTTATCTCCTGTCTGTGCTTTGCTCATATTACTTGTATCTTTCACTTTACTTCTTTTTTTACTTCTTTTTTCTTTATTAATAACATGCCAACCATCAATCATGTCACAATATTTAATCCAATAGTTTTCTCTTTCTTCTAACTCATCGTCAGAACAAACATCTAATATTTCCCACTTAATTCTTTCAGGGTTATCATTATATGCTTCCTGTAACTCTTTATAATAATGTTTGTTCTTTCTTAAATGTGCAAGATGACAACTCCATCTTTTTTTAATACCATTTTCAGAATCTGCACTTCCAACATAAACATTTCCTGTCTCTATATCTTCAATTTTATATATACCACTTATTAATTTTTTAATCATATTATCAATCCTCCATATTTTATAATATTTCTAAGTACTTATTAATCCGTTTTAAAAAAATCGTCCAAAAAAATCACAAAAGATATAAGATTTTTTCCTATATCTCTTTCACTTATATGTTTAAAATTTTTACTACAAGAGGGCATACCCACAAACCTCTACTTTTAAACTATTCTCCACTAATAGACAACTATATTAATAGAAGTTTAAAAGGCTTAATGTTGTCATTGGTGGGTTTTCACTTACGAAGTCACCTTCGTTTTTTATATGTAATTATTAAGCTGCTTCTTTTAACATATTCCTAACCATGTTTAAAATTATATTTTTATTTGAATATGGCTCTATAACAATATTAAAACTTTTAATAACCTCATCTTTATTATTATATTTTGTTGTATTAATTGTATTAGAATCTATCATTGTCATGGAAAAGTCTGTAAATCCACTTTCTTTTAATTTATTAAACACATAGCTCTTAATATCTTGTGCCTTCCAATTTGGACAAAAAATACTTAAACAACTATATAAATCTCTTATGTAATCTTTATATTCTACAACTCTATTTTCCATCATCTTAGTTGTTTTATATCTTTCAACCATTTCTTCATTAATTTTTTGAACTCTATCTTGTTTATTTCTTTCTGTCCATAGAACCAATGATTTAATTTTTCTATTGTTAAAACTCTTAGTCTTTTTTATATAATTGTTTCTATAATTAATCTCATTTTCATATATGTAATTTATTGTTGCTTTTAATATAGATTTCACATCATAATCCTCTAATTCTATTGCATAATTTTCATATTTATCAGATTCTTCATCACCCAAAACAATAAAATTTAAATTACCCTCTCTATTTAAAAACAATCTATATTCTACACAACCATTCTCTAATTCCCATTCTTCTCTGTTATTTAATTCTTCTTCAATCATTTTTAAATTCTTTCTAATTTCTGCTTTAGTCATTTTGTCCATTATAAAATCCTCCTTAGCTCTTTTAAGTGTCTCCACTATATATTTTTATATTAAAAAAGGACTAATCAATTTTAGATAGTCCTAACAAAGTCTACATAATTTAAATTTTGGTCTATGATTACAAATCCTTGTCCCCAGCATCCGCCATATTTATAATCTGTAGAATATATACAATCATAACCTTTATATTTTTTTAATTCTTCAATTATTTCTAAATTACTTTCAATATTATCATTTTTAAATTCTTCACTTTTTATAGCTTTTTCCCAGCCTTCAATTGTTTTAGATACTTCTGTAATCTTATCATCCATCAATTCCATGTTTAAGTTTTCTATTATATAACCATTTAATTGTTCAAGTTTATTTTCTATACTCATATTAATTCCCCCATTATAATTATTTTAAATAAGATATTTTTCATATCCTTCCGCAACGAAGTCGCCCGACTCTAAGGGCGACTGATAATGTTATGATTATAAACAAAAAAAAGATACATGATAATTTATATATATCTTATAGAACTTATTACTTGACAGCGCAATTGTAAAAAACAAGTTCAACTAGGCTAAAGCCAAGTTGAACTAAGTTTTTAAAAATTCCTTGTCGTGTCAATGTTTTCCTTACGTCAAACATTTCCACATTTAATATTTTTACTTTCTATTAATTAATTTGTATGTTTTTACCCCCCACTTCCCTTATATATACTATATAAAGAAATAGGGGTGCAATAATAATTAAGAAACTTTTTTATAAACACCTCTTTTAATCATATATTTATTAATAATTTTCTTTAAATCTTTATTGTTTTCTTTGGCTTTATCAAATTGTTTCTTAGTGATCCCTATTTTTTTCAACATATTATTAGATTTGATTTCATTTCCATCCCACTCATTATGTATAAAATTTAAAATTTTTTGGGCAATAGTTTTTTTTTCTTCATCTCTTCCTAAAATCTTAGCTTCTTGGAAACATTCTAATTCTTTATGTTCAATATTCATATTACACTTAGGAAACATTTCTTTAATCATCATTCTTAATAAATCCGAACACGCAAAACAATGTATAGTAATATTTTTTCTACTGTTATAATTTCTCATCTTAGTTCTAAATACTTCTTGAATAAAATCTGTTAACATAGAATAATTTTTATATATCCAAAAATTATCCCCACAGCCTTCTTTTAAATCAATTGTACACATAACTTTCATAAATAATTCAGCTTTTTCTAAATCCAATTCTTTTAATATATGCTCCCATCTTTCTTCAGTAAAATTAGTACATAAGTATCTTATTAAATATTCATAATCAGGTAAGTTGTTCCAGCCAAATTGAACCATCTGAGTACAGTTTTGAGCCTTATTACTGCCTTTTGTATTGCCAAAATAAAATAACGTATCTTCATCCTTACCTACAATATTAGTAATTCCTATAGCTTTATTATGATTAACCATTATATCCTCATTTTTCTTAATTTTTCTCATTATAGTTTTAGCTCTTTCGGAATAGGTAACTACATAAGTTTGTTCTTTTTTTATAGTTTTTAAAAAGCTAGCACACGCATTTATAAGATATTTTTTAGAGTTAAATTTACTTTTATTCAACTTGTGCGCTAAATAAAAATTAAAATCTACATTATCAAAAGTTCTAGGATTATCTATATCTACAAATTTTATAATATCTTCGTTGTTATAATCATTATCTACTAGAGCAGTTCCATCAAATATAACTGTTTTCATCTTTTCATTTAAAATCTTTTTCATACCTATTGTACTAATGAACATACCTCTTTTGCCCGCATTCACAAACAAACCACCCTTAGTTAGCACTGTATGTATATGTCTTAATTCATATAAGAATTTCTTCTTAAAATATTTATGCCATAACTCCATAAATTCTTTATCACTTAATAATATTGGTGTATTATTAATATTACTAACTATCATTCTATCGTATTTTTCATAATCTCTAAATTTTTGTTTTATTATGTTTGATATGTACATAAACTTATCAATTAATTTTCTTCTATCTTCGTTATTATCTATAGTATATATTTCATTTTCTATATTATTTAAAATTTTTGTATCTACTCTAAAAGCATCTCTCATAGAGGGCTTTTCATCGTTTATTCTTAATGTTCTGGATTGTACATTATCTTCTAGATCTTTATAAGTAGAATAAATATTTATTGATTCTGAAAACGTTTCTAATCTAGCATTAGTTAATAATAATATTGGAGAATACATTTGTTGATATTTTTGTTTACTTATTTTACATTCTCCATAAAATGGGCAACTTTCAGAACTACACATTCCATTCTCATAAGATTTAAAATCTTTATTTAAACATACCTTTCTTTCAAAACTATCTTCTTTCCAACCTTCTAGTATATATGTAAATGGAGTTTTAAAAATTTTATTGTCCTTCTTTTCAATTTTATAATATCCTTGTGAATCAATTATATTTTCATGAAGTTCATATAACTGTTCTATCCTATCTGTAACAATAATCATTCCATCTATTAAAGTTCCTTCCTTATATGCTTCACAAACAACATTTAAAAACACTTGAGTTATTGTAGATTTTCCGAATCCACAAGGTGCAGGTATTACAGGAATAATTTCTTTATTTTTTAAATTAGATAATAATATTTTAGCTGTTTCACTAGCAAACTTTAATTGTTGTGGTGTAGCTTTCATATTTCTTTCTTCAAATAAAGAATTGTATCTTTCAACTATTTTATTTACTAATACGTTTATATTTTCATTATTCTCTGTTAAATCTTCAGAAGTATATACTTTTTTCTTCAATGTAGTCATCCATGAAGTATAACTACCATCACATAATATAGTTCCATCATTTCTTTTTTCTTCTTTATATATTCTTTTATACTCTATATCATCTATTAAACATATTTCACTCATAATTGTTCACTATCCTTTCAATTTTTAATAATTGTTTATCTCATTTCTTAATTCTAAAACTTTATGTAATGCAAATTTAAATTTCTCTGTATTTTCAAAACTATATATCTTTCTATTAGCTCTATTAAAAATCATATATCTAAACCCCATAAAATTTAATGTATCAGCTAATGTTTTTTTATCAATGATTGTGTATTCCATAATCAAATTCCACCTTTTCTATTTTAAATTTAAACAAATTCATATTTTTATTAAGTTATTATAATTTCTCACTTGTTCACATAGAAGGGGTGCGACTTAAGCACCCCTATATAACTACATATAACTAATAATTGATTTAATACTTTTACCACTATTTCTATTAAATTTAAAATAACATTCTTTATTTTTATAATCCTTTAAATCTGTAAATTCATCTATTTTTACACTGCTTGGATGAACAAATCCTATTTCAGTATTGTTGTTATATAATTTTATTGTTTCTCTTTCCATTCCAGTTTTTCTATCTATAAATGTTTCTAGTTTTATGATTACTTTATCAAATTCAAATTTATCTACTTTCAATCCACAAATCTGAAGCTCTTTAGAAAAACCATCTAACTGCTTTACCAATTTCTTATATTGATTATATCTACTTTCTTTATGCAATTTTTCTATTTCTTCAGCACTTCTTATAATTTCAACTCTTTTATATTTTTTATGTAAATATTGTACATCTTCTTTTTCTCCATCTTTACACTCTCTATAAGTATAGTTTTTACACTCTAGGCTATTTTTTTCTATAACACTTGCAACTGGAGCAAAGAAAAACTTAAATATAAAAGTTTCTGAATTACATAAATTAACCAAACTATAAGCTATCAATTCTTTTTTATATCTTTTTATAATCTCATCAGCTTTAAAATTTATATCCATTTCAGCTTTTAATTTTAAATTTAAATATATTTTTTTAATATCTTGTAAACTTTCTTCTAAAGTATCTTTTAATTTTTCTCTAGTTTCCTTTTGAGATTTTCTCTTTTTGGCATATTCTTTTTTATTTAAACCTTTTAACTCTAAATCTAACTCCTCAATAGATTCTTTATAACTCTTCTTTATTTCACTAACTTTGAGATTATATACAGACTTAATTACCTTTTCTTTATAATCCTCATAAAGTTTCCCTATTTCAGTTTTACATTTTTCATATTCATCTTTATAATAAGCTGCAAACTCTTTTTCATCACAGTATTTTTTAAGAATATTTACTTTATCCGAAGCTTGTTTATTTTTATAGCATTTACTTAATAGGTCTCTAGCAATCCTGGTTGCATGTATATCCATAGCACTATCTAAATATTCAGTTTTATCTTTTCTTAAGTAATCCTTAGCATAATATAAATAACGTGGTTTCTTCTTATATTTATCTTTAAGCCATTTAGGAATTGTTGGTGTAGATAATAACTTAGGAGCATCAATTGCTTCCATTTGCAAATTTCTTAGTCTATAGCTATCATATTTCCGTTCATGAAACTGTTTTGCTATATGCTCTTTAATCTCTTGTTCTGTGTGTTTATTATGTATATCTACATACTCAAATTTCTTATCTAATACCTCTAAGAATTTTGAATATGTTTTATCCTTTAACTCGTCTTGTTTTTTTGTTTTCCAATGTTGCCATAGATCAGAATATGTATACACAACACCTGTTTTAGTACGTTTATAGCTTCTATATTCAGGAATTTCTGTAGCATTATTATTAACACTCATACCCATAAAAGCTAAACTACCAATCAGATTTCCACTTGCTTTTAATGTTGCTTCAATTCTATTATTCTTTGTATACTCCATTTTTACAGCCTTTGACTTATCATCATCTACATTAATAAAAGGTAAATCTTCTACAACACTACTTTTAATAATCTCCTCATCAACAATTATATTTCCGTCCCCATCTTCGTCCATGCCCGACATTATTTGACAAGTTAAATCATAAGCATTTATAAAATGAATTTCTCGTGTTAATTTTCCTAAATATTTGTCTAATGTATTATTTCTAGTATAAGTTAGATTTTGAACTTCACTGAATGAATTTAAAGGACATCTTGAAGCTGTTCTAATTTCACCATCTTGAACATTTGTATTATAAAATTGATGTGCTTTAAGTCCATCTTCTGATTTTATTAGTTTATTACCTTTTCTATTCATTATCCAATCACACATTGTTATTGGACACATGCAAACATATTGATATGATCCTCTCACGTAAAATTTTCCACTTGCTAACAATTTAATTTTCTTTGTAATCATTCTAGCAACTGCTCTCTTAACATAAGCTATATTAATCATTTCTGGATTTATAGTAAGTAATTTTTGTGCTTGTGTTGTCATAGAATAATCTTCATTAATAATTATGTTTCCATCAATATCTTTATCATTTTCAGCCTCGTTATTTATATCCCCCCAAAATATTCTTATAAGGTCTTCATCACCTTCTAGTATTTTATTATACAATTCTTCCGTATCCTTACTTAAGATATCTATTTCGGTAGGTGTAATAGCTAGGTTGCTCATTAATTGATAATTAGTTAAAATATACTCTTTTAATTTTTCAGGGTTTTTATTAATCTTAGTAATATGTAAATGACTTAATGTATTTCTATATGTATTAAACTCTTTATCTTGTAATCTATCTAATGCCCCTTCAATCCCATTATCATCTTTCCACCACTTTGCCCATTTAACCTGACTTTCATTTAGTATTAAATCTGCATCATTTAAGCATTGTTCTTCGTCATTATAATCTTTTGTATAAAACTTACCATCAGCCTTTTTATAAAATAAATCTGTGTCATATTGATAAAACTCTTTAAAATAGCTTATAAAATCCATCTTTACTACTAAACCCTTAACTGCTAATGCATTGTACATTCTTATAACTGCAAAATCCACATCATAATCTACATCTAAATCTTTCTGGATAGCTAATGCTAAATTAGGTGACATTAACCCACACCCATCAAAAGGGGTTGTATCAACTTCATAATCTTCTATTTCTCTTAAATTTGGTACATCTATTGTAACTATATCGCTAATAACTTTATGACTACATTCTGGTAATACTATAATTCTAGGTATAATATTAGTTTCCCATGAACCACTTGTAGATAAAGATATTCTACTTAAAATATCTTTATTTATACTTAATTCAGCTTTACCTGTTTCTTTATCCATATATAACTCATTTATATCTTCAATTTTTCCGCCTGATATTAAATACTCAAACCAATCTTGGAAATTATTAGATTGGTTATATAACTTTGCAATATTTTTTTTAATAAAATACCATTCACATTGACTATGAGTCTCTAAATCAGCTTCTTTCATTCCTCCTGTACTAGAAAACCAAGATATATAATCAATTCCATTAAATCTAATTCCTTTGACTTGTTCTCTACTTTTCTTTTCTTCATCACTTAATGTAACTTTTATAATATCTGTTATTAACATATCCTCTTTTAGTTCTTTATTAGTGTAAAGACAATAACATCTTATTAATTCATTTTCTGATACTCTTATTTCATTTATTTTTAATTCCTTATATGTTTTATCAATACAATATTTATCTTCTAATAATAAATCATCCCGTACCTCTTTTAATTCAATATCAGCATTATCAAACGCATACAGTCTAAGTAATTTTTGTTTTCTCATAATATACTCCCCCATTCATTATTTTATTTAAAATCATATCCCAGCTATCATAACGTAGGGTGCTGACTAAAGCACCTTTATATGTAATTAATTATTCTATACTCCCCACATTTCTTTTAATTGATTTTTAACTAGACAAAAGGGGAATAACTCCCCCTAATGTCCTTCATTTATGTTTTATTCTTCTTCCCATCCACATTTTTCACAATGCCAATTACATTCTTCCATAACACCTGCATTGTTTGGGAATTCATTTATAGCTATACTTCCACAATCTAGGCAAATTTTCCCATACTTTTTTGCATACTCATAATTCTCTTTTTCTATTAATTTATCTCGTTCTTGGTCTGTTATAAAATCCTCTTTTGTAATATTACCTGCTTGTTCAATTTGCTGCTTAATATTTTCCATAGTTGTTGTATTATCTACCGTATAAACCACAATAGCATCTCCATAATATATTTCCCTAGTAGAATCATTTGTAGTATCATATATACTTCCATCTTCTCTGATACAAACCGCTATATCTTCCCTATGTTCATCTATTAATTTTTTCCCTAAACTTATTAATTCCTCATATTTTTCTTTATTTATCATTTTTACATTCCTCCATTATTTTAATATTTTTATTTATAGTTATTTTTTAAAAAGGTATTTCTTCTTTACTTACTTGTCCATATTCTTTTACTTCTGAATCTCTTAATTCTCTTCTTAACTGCTCAAATTTTTCTGTAATTTCCCCACCATTCTTAACCTTGTCCATTTCTTTTTTGAATTCTTCTCTTAGCTTTTCAATCTTCATAATTCATTCCTCCATTTGATTTATTTTTGATACTCCCCTTTTGTCCTTTGTGATTATAATTTATTACCAAGTATGTTCCCTTTTATATAAAAACTCTCCTCTTGGTGTAACTATTTCACACACAATATCCCAACTACATTCTTCATTAGCATCTTTGCAAGAAAATATTCCAATTGTATCACTTATTTGTGACTCACCTATTTCAATAGCTTTGCCTTTTATAATTTCTTTTTTGTGGTTGCAGTAATCTATAATTTGTTGATTAGTTTTATAACCATTTTCTATTGTTTCTCTTATCAATTTTGATTGTGGTAAATTAGATAATTCTTTGTCTGTAAATATTTCACCCATTGTAGCAAGTTGGTTATATTTCACCTTACAATATTTTTCTTCTTCTAAATCATCATTTGGTATTATTCCTAACATACCAAGTTCTGCAAACGGTTTAAGTGCTTCCATTATTTCTCTTCCACTACTTGACATCTTTATCATCCTCCTAAATTTAAATAAAATTAATATTTTAAAAACATTGAAATAGCAATAATAATCTGGTATAATATCAGTAAACATAATAACTTAGCTTAATATAATTAAGTCGAAGTTTTTTAACCAGTTATTTACAAAATAATAGTAATAAGAAACAAAAGCAAGGCAACATACAATAAAAAGGCACTTGAGGGCAAATTGGGTAGACTTGTCCCCTAAGTTACAATTTAAATGGCTTGTACATTTTATTGTACTACTTTTATTATATAACCTCAATTTGGAAATTTGGTTATATTTTATTAAATTTAGTCAAAATAATTGAATAGTTTACAATATATCCCTAAAACTTAACAAAGGTTAGGTTTATTTGTATTTTCTGCGTTTTATATATTATTAGAATATTTATATCAAGAGTGTCCCTTTAAAACACTCTATTCATTATGTTTTTCTATACAACAACCTCGCTTCTCATCAAACTCATAACACTGAAAAATCATTTCTAAATCTCTTACTAATGGTCTCATATCGAATCCTTCCTCAATTTTAAATGATAATACTACTGCATTTAGAATTTCCATTAAGAAATCTGATTCTACTTTTTTACTTTCTAAAATAGTTGTTATATAATCAAAAACTCCAATTATTTTTCTATTTTCGTTAGCGTATTCTTTAATATGATCTGTTTTGTTATCAAAATCAAAGTTAATTATTTTATAAATTATTTCCAAAAGTTCTTGCCTCTCAATTTCTATGTTTAATAAAGTAATCTCATTTTCAACAGATTGTTCGTAAACTTCTTCTTTAAATTCACGTCTAATTGGATCAAAAACTCTATTAACTTTTTGATAAGGGTTTTCATTTTTCAATTTCATTATTTTAATCTTTAATTCATCACTTTTTTTAATTTCCATGTTGAAATAATCAATAGGAATTTTAAACTTTTCATTTAAATAACTTAAATATTTTTTAGGTATTTTTCTACTACCTTTAAACCACTGGTTTATGTTTTGCTTTTTTATACCTAATTCCTCAGCTAATTCTTGTTGTGTAAGATTGTATAAATTTAAAATATATTCTAATCCTATCAAATAAACCACCTCTTTTGCTTGATTGTTAAGCTTATATTTTATATAATACGCTATCTTTGTTTTACTGTCAAGCAAACTGAGGATTTTTTTACAAAACTTTCTAAAACACTTGAAGTATTGGCTAATATAAATTAAAAGTTGATTTTCTTCAAGTATTGTTTTAAGTAATAATTACATTGTTCTTCTGTTTCCTTATCGTTATATGGAAAATCCTTAATAGCTTTTATTAATCTTTCTATCTCCATTTTCTCCTCTTCTTTTGTTTTTCTATATTCTGCTAAATTTATAACCTTAAGCATATCTAGCACCATCCAAAATTAATTGTTTATCTGAATTTATATAATGTAAGTTAATAGCTCCAGTGAACCAATCTTCTTCCCAGTCTACTAATCCTTTTTTAGAAATATTTAAGCTATAACCTTCTATAAATTCTTCTAATTCTCCTACAACTGCATTTCCTGTAACTATTATACTGTCATCTGTTTCTATTACCTTTTGCTTGTCCACTGTAGCAATATTATCATTTATTAAAGATATTCCATCAGATTTTAAAAATTTAGTTAGATGTCCTAATTTATCCTCTCTTTTGTTTTCCATTTCTTCTAATGTAGTTTTTATCATTCTTTATTCCTCCTATTTGTAAAATTAATTATTCTTTTTAATCTACTACCCTATATTTTTCATCTTCTTTAGTTGCTGGTAATATTAACTTAGCATAATCTTCTGGATTTTTCCTTTCTATTAATTCCTTAATTTCTTTAAAGCTAAGAATACCAGTCTTCCATTCCATAAACATCCCATCCTTTTTTTATTAACTTTTAATGATTTTAATTTACTAAAAGTAAATAAGATTGTAATATATAAGGACTATAAAATTAGTCCCTGTAAAACTTTTTTACTTCTATAACATCTTTATTGATCTTCCATAGTGGACTTCTAAAATCCTCATGTATAAGAATGTTTTCTTTTTCTAACTTCTTTAACCACTTGGATACTGTTGCTTTAGATGTATTAAAATATTCCATTATATTATCTAGTTTTAATACCATCCATCCTCCAAGTACAGAATTAGGATATTGTTGAGGTATTATGTAATTTAAAAATCCTGCCTCACTTTTATTTATATCATGTTCATTTAACCATCCTGCATCTAATAAAACCGATTTTTTATCTTTGCTGAATTCAATTACATATATACCTTTCATTTTAAAACAACCCCTTCTGTTTTTCCTTACAAATATATTGTATCATAAAATTAAATCAAATTCAATATTTTTATATTGTATTTCTTAAAAGTATTCTAAATTCATAAAATTTTACTTATCTATATATTTAAAAGACTAGGAATTTAACCCTAGTCTTTTAAATATATAGATAATGTACTTCATACTTGGATAAGATAAATAAAACCTAAAACATAGAAATTAGATCACTTAACAATATTAATCCTAATCCTATAATACTAGCAGTTAACATATTAAAGCACCTCCGAAGAATTATAATATTACTGTTATAATTTCCAGTTCTAAATATATTATTCTACCTCTATAATAGTAACATAAATATCTATTTCATTTTCTAGTACTTTTAAAACATTATAATTATATTCACAAAATAATTTTTCATTTTCTTTAGTAATCTGTATTTGCGTATATGGTATAAATACAGCATTTAAAATTTCATCATCTTCACTTTTTGCTAAAATATTATTCTGGTCAGTTTCTTCTATAAATCTTATTTTCATTTCAATCCCCCCATGAAACAATTTTACCATATTTTGGATATAATTTATATCTTAATTTACTTTTTAGCATATTTAATAAACATATTTAATAAAATTATATTAAGTATTTTTATGGAGGGATATTTTATTATTAAATTTATTATGAGTTTAATTGTTACTATAGTACTCCTAATCATTTATTTATCAAGTCAAAATATAAATTCGAATAATATTACTCCTAGAAATTTATTTAACAGTGATATGCCTACAATAAAAAATGAAATAAATAACATGAATTGGAGACGATTTGAAATCTTTTCTGCTGAATTATTTTCTTTAACTGGAGATTATACATATGAAATAACTCCTAAAACAAACGACAAAGGAAAAGATGTTATTTTGAAAAAAAGAGGTGAAACTGTTTATTTAGAATGTAAACATCATAAGAAAAAAATCGGAAGAGAAGTTGCACAAAAACTTTGTGGTTCTATGATAGCTGATAACATTTCTTCTGGCATTATAGTAACTTTGAATGGAGCTAATAATAATTGCCTAGAATACTGCTCTAAACTAGAAAAAAGTAAAATTGCAAAAATTTCTATAGAAGTGGTTAATTTAGAAGATTTAATTTTAAAATGTTTAACTTTAAATGCCTATACAGTATATGAAATAGCTGGTATTCCTAATAAATATATTAATATAAGCTAGTAATTATTTCCGAATATTTACTTATACTAATTTCATATAACAGTATCAATATATATTTATGAATAAAAGAAGTCTAAAGGATTAAGAGCTTCTATACTTAATTCTTTAGACTTCTTTTTTACTGTATTCTTATTATTTTTTCAAATATCATTGTATGCTTTTCATCTATTTCGATATCTTCGTGAAAATGTCCAAAATACCAATGTTTAAATTTAATTTTTTCTTCTATTATTTCAAGATATTTATTTAAATTTTCCTCATGCTTAGGCTGAAAACCAAATATTTCAGTTATATCTTTTAGCACTGAATTAGAACAAGTGTGAGTTATAATATAATCTACTTCATTATTATGTTTCTCAAGATTATCTAATCCTTCCATCATTTCAATCTGATTAGGGATCTCTTCTTGCCACCATGAAATATTTTTGATTCTATTCTCTTTATCTGTAGAGCTAGCTCCACCCATAGTCCAAAATTTTAGTCCATTTATATTAAATACCTGTCCTCTCATAAGGTGATATATACTATCGTTGATTTTATGAACCTTACCACCGAATTTATCTTCTACAGGAAATTTATATAATAAGTCAAAATTTTCGTGATTGCCATCTATAAATAAAGTGGTAAAATTCCTTTTTTGTAACCATTCTCTATAATATAATTCTTTCTCACTATTATTCCAAACTCCTCCAAAGTCTCCAGTTATAATAACGTAATCATCTTTTGTTAAACTTTCACACTCTAAAAAATTTAATTCATTCAATTTTTCTATATCTATGGGAATGTGGGTGTCTCCTGTTATGTATATCATGAGTTCCTCCTAAATATATAAATACTCTTTCTTCATATATTTTAATATTAATATAAATTTGTTTAATTTTAAATACTCAATTCTTCATCATCTAATTGCTTAATTAATTCATTATTCCCATTTTCATATATGTATTTTGCTTTTCTGTATGTAGTTTTGCCCATATCTAAGTCATTTGCAACTGATTCATCTGTTCTAATATTTGCTTCGTCCAATGTTGTACTAGGCAAAACCCCACCTTGTCCACATCTTTGATTCTCTTTAGCAATCTTACTATATTCTTCTTTTAATTGCTCTGCCCATTAAGACATGGGTGCAAAATTGCATTGATGTATATCCTTAATTCACCATTCGTTTTAAAACGAACGTTAATCAGTGCTTTGAGCGATGGGGGTGAACTCACACGCATCGAATTCTATTAGAATTTCTTTTATTGGTGGATTTTAAAGCATCATTTTCAACCAACGATTGTAATTCTGGTATAAGTTCATTGAGTTTTTTATAGTTTGTTATAGTGTCTTGACTTATACCTAATTGATTTGCTAAATCAGATTGTGTTTTGCAATCCGAATAATTCGGATTGGTTGTATCTCCACCTTTTCCCTGTTTTATTCCATAAATTCTTTCTAGCTCTTTAATACATTTAGCCATCTTCATAGCATTTACATTACCTACTGAGCCTAAAAACAGGTCGACCTCGGTATTAATTCCGAAGTCGAGTAAAAGCTAAGCAAAACTAGCAGTCCCCTCCGTAGGTGAACGTTAATTTAGTATTAATTTAATTAATTCTTATATTTTAGTTCTTTGTATATGTTATATATTAAATCTTACTTTCAAAATCTTTTTCATTTCTAATTCTATCTTTATAAAAAACATTCCTATCGCTTTCTTTTCCTAATATATCATTAAAAATTGTTATAGAATTTTTTAGATTGTACACTTGACTTTCGTGTTACGTCTTATATGCTTTTGGAGGAGGCTAAGCAATTGGATATAGTTTCCCCTTTAGCTTAGGGGAATAAAAAAAGCATATACTAATATATGCTCTCGTTATCGGCTGAAGTTTCTTAAATACTACTATTGTATTATGCTTCTTCCTGTTAAAAACTGCCCTAACAGTCCACATAATCCCGTACTTTCGTACCAGTTTACCTCCTATCTAATAATTTATAGAGGATAGATACAACCTCTTGAGGGGTAAATATTATAATAGTAGAAATAACATAAATCCCCATGAATTTTCTGCATCGGCTCATAACACCCATATGAATTTTTATAGTTGCTCATATGCTTACACAACTCACATACACCCTATTTTAGAGTATAGGAAATAAACCCTTGCAAAACCTATGTTTTTTTGATAACATAGAATATAAATATTGCAATTGTTTATTTTACTGTATTCAGTTGTAATTTTTTATGAATTAAAAAGTTTTTCTAAAGGTAGCGGTAACTACCTTTATTTTTTTATTCTTTTCTTTTTGTGCTCTAACACATCTAATTTTTCTAATGGACTCACTGTATCTGCTAGATTCTTAACTCTTTCCTTGCTGTTAACATAGTATTTATTTAGCACTTTTAAATTTTGATGACCTGTGATTCTACCTAGAGATATTATGTCTACCCCTTGCTGTACTGCATAAGTTATAAATGTACGTCTAAATTGATGTATTCCACCATTTTTAACATTTTTATGAGTAAAATATCTATACATAAGTGTTCTAAGTGTTGACTGTTTAAGTGCTTCTCCATAGCTATTACAAAATAGACTATCCTTTTCATTTTCTGCCTGTCTATAAGTAATCCATTCAATTAACATACTTCTTAAACTTGTAGATATAGGCAATATCCTTGATTTTTTAGTTTTCGTATGTCTGCTATAGATAACAGAATTATGGAAATCTACATCTCTTACTTGTAAAGAAGTTAGTTCAGACAATCTTAAACCTGTAGAAACAAAAGTTGCTATAATAACCCTTGCTTGATATTGCATAAATGTTTCTCGCGGCTCTTCTAACAATAACCTTTCTAACTCTTCTTTACTATAAACATTTTTGATCTTTTCTTGTGCTTCAAGTTTGTCTATTTTAACATTTGTCATATAGCCTCTTTCTACTGCAAAATTAAAAATAGTTCTCAGATGAGTTAAATGTGTGTTTACACTTGTTTCCCGATTTGTTTTTAATAATTCTTTTTTATACTTTTCTATAACCTTTTCTGTTATATCTGTACATAAAAAATCATTTCCAATAAATTTTAAGAAACTATTAGATTTTTCTTTATAAGTTTTAATTGTCCAAACACTTCTTTTATTTAATTGCAAATACAAAATATACTCCTCTTTCAATTCCCTGAAAGCTTTTTCTTTTAAATTTCTTTTTTTAAAACGCAAAAAACCATGCAACCTCCCTTCTTGATCCTTCAT